TGAAACAAGTTTGTTCTACTGTAATTTCAGAGGGTGGTTATGAACTTCGTGGAATACAGCAGGCAGTAGGAACACCAGTCCAAACACCAGTTGATTTAACAACAGCAGGAACTTATTATACAGTTGCATCAATTCGTCTTAAAGCAACACCAAATAGATTGGATGCAATTGTAATTCTAACTGCACTTTCAATTCTTGGTATTACAAATAATGCAACTTATAACTGGCAAGTAAGAGCATCTGGAACATCTGTTGGTGGAACTTGGACTGATGCTGGTCTTGATAGTGCTGTTGAATATAAGATTGGTGGGGGAACTTATACTGGTGGAAGAATACTAGCATCTGGATATACATATGGTTCCAATCAAGGTTCAACATCAGTAGATATTCTCAAGGAGGCATTATTTAAGTTTCAGTTAGAAAGAGATGCACTAACTGGAACACCTTATGAACTTTCTATTGTATGTGCCTCTGATGCTAATGGTGCAGATATTCACGCTTCTATGGACTGGGAAGAAATTAGTAGGTAATTTGCAATTTATAAATAACTAAAAGTGTTGTATTTAAAATAATGGCTCATAGACCAGTTGGGGCAGGTTCCTCATTTACATTTACTGCAGGTGCTGCAACAACTTCATCTGCCTTTTCAGTACAATCTAGTGTTTTGAGAGTAGTTGCAGTTGGTGGTGCTGCCCACGTTGCAATTGGAGTTAATCCTACTGCAACCAATACTGATTACTATGTTCCTGCAGGCGATACTGTAACTTTAGGTTTAACTAAAGCATCAAATAGAGTTGTTGGAATAACAACAGGAACAACAACTATTGTTACTGTTCCAGAGGGAACTCAAGTTCCATTTGGAGTTGGTGATTATGTAACTCTAACTGCATCGGGGCAGTCATATTACAACTTTACAAATCAGCAAGTTTTATCAGTTGATACTTCTGCAGGTGTTAATGGATATTATCAAACAAGAATGACTGTGAATTATAATTCAAGTGGAATTGTAACCGCATTCTCCTCAGCAGATGCTTCAGTGATTATTTCTAATAAGATTTCCGCTTATGGAGTCGGTTCAGGAACAATTTATTTCCAACAAGTACAAATCACAGGACAAGCATAATGAAACTCATCACAGAAGAAATAGAATCAGTACAAGTTCTTACTGAAACTGTAAATGGTAAAAAGACTCTTTATATTCAGGGAGTATTTTTGCAAAGTGAGTGCGTAAATCGCAATGGAAGACTTTATCCATTTCAAATTATGGAAAGAGAAGTGAAGCGTTATAATGAAAACTATGTTCAAAAAGGAAGAGCTCTTGGAGAACTTGGACATCCAGATGGTCCAACAGTAAATTTAGATAGAGTTTCTCATAAAATAACTTCTCTAACTTGTGAAGGTAAAAACTTCATAGGAAAGGCACAGATTCTTTCTACTCCTATGGGAAAGATTGCAGAATCTCTTTTAAATTCTGGTGTATGTCTTGGCGTTTCTTCTCGTGGTATTGGTTCTCTAAGAGAAAATAATAATGGATATAAAGAAGTTGGTGAAGATTTTATGTTAGCAACTGCTGCTGATATTGTTGCAGATCCTTCTGCACCAGATGCATTTGTTCAAGGAATTATGGAAGGTGTTGAATGGATTTATGATGCATCAAGAAATAACTGGTTAATTGAAAATACAAAAAATAAAATTAACAACTTGGTAGATCAAAAATTATTAGAAGATTATAAGTTATCTCTGTTCAATGAGTTTTTAAACTCCCTGTAATTTATTAAAGTATAAATAAATATAGTTTATAACGTAAGGTTAAACGGAGAGTTCAAATGTCTCGTGGAGATTTACAAGAAATGGAAGTAGGCACTAAGCAATCCAAAACCGCTGTTAATGCAAATGCCAAAGCAGCGGATGCTATGCCACATTTATCAGGTTCTACCCCAGGACAAACTGGTGGATGGGAAGATCTTGGGGGACCTACTCCCGAGAACTATAAGACTGATGATGATTCGGCAAAATTAAAAACACCCGGAGCAACTCTTAAGCAAGTTAAAGATGTTGTAAATAAGGGTGCTAGATCCGCTGAAGCAATGAAATCAGTTAAAGAAGAAGAAGATCTTGATGATGAAGATCTAATTGACGAAGATGAATATCTTGAAGATGAAGAAGTAATTGAAGAATCTGAAGAAGAATCACCTAAGAAAAAAGAAAAGAAAGGTGAAGAAGACGAAGATGAAGAAGATGAAGAAGATGAGGATGAAGAGGAAGTCAAAGAAAACTTTGATATTGAAGAAGATGTTAATGCTCTTCTAGAAGGTGAAGAACTTTCCGAAGAGTTCCAAGAAAAAGCACGCACTATTTTTGAAGCTGCTCTTCGTTCTAAAGTATATGATATTAAAGAATCCCTTGAGGAGCAGTATTCTATTGCTCTTGCTGAAGAAGTAGAAGAAATTAAATCTATTCTTTCTGAGCGTGTAGATGCATATCTTGAATATGTTGCTGATGAATGGATTCAAGAAAATGCACTAATTATCGAACAAGGTCTTAAGACCGAAATGACCGAATCATTCCTCCAAGGAATGAAGGGTCTTTTTGAAGATCATTATGTTTCAATCCCTGAAGATAAATATGATGTGCTTGAGAGCATGGTAGAAAAACTTGATGAAATGGAGACAAAACTCAACGAGCAAATTGATAAGAATGTTTCCCTAAACAAGCGTCTCGCAGAGTCGGTTGCCGATGGAATTTTTGAACAGGTCTCTGATGGTCTTGCAGACACTCAGAAAGACAAGCTCGCTTCACTTGCCGAAAGTGTTGAGTTTGAAAGTGAAGAAGAATATCGTGAAAAACTGGAGACTTTAAAGGAATCATATTTTCCTTCAAGAGTAGTTTCTCCATCTGCAAGAACTGAAACTTTGTCTGAGGGTCTAGATGCCACTCCCGAAACTTATTCGGATTCAATGGCTGCTTACTTGAAGACTCTTTCAGCATTCGGCAAATAATTGAATTTAATATAATTCAAACAAAAAACAAAACACTAAGTAAAAGGTAAAAGCAAATGTTTCAATCAGAGCATCTGCAGGAAAAGTGGGCACCTCTTCTCAACTATGAGGGTCTTGATCAAATCAAAGATTCGCATCGTAGATCGGTAACCGCTGTTCTGCTAGAAAACCAAGAAAGATTCCTCAGAGAGGAAAGCGCATTCCAAGTTGGAAATCTTTCCAACCTTATGGAAGCTCCAACTAATGCAGTAGGTAATGGTGGATTCACTGGATCAGCATCTGTTGCTGGACCTACCGCAGGTTTCGACCCCGTACTGATTTCTTTAATCAGACGTTCAATGCCTAATCTGATCGCCTATGACATTGCAGGCGTTCAGCCAATGAGCGGTCCTACTGGACTTATTTTTGCAATGCGCTCACGTTACGCTAACCAAAGTGGAACTGAAGCATTCTACAATGAAGCAAACAGCGCATTCTCCGGACAAAACTCAGCATTTGATAATGTTGGTTTTGGTAGCACTGCTGCTGGTATTGGTACTACTTCGCAATCAGGTTCTAATCCATCAGTTCTGAACCCAGTTGGTGGAGCAGGAGACCAGACTGCATATAATACCGGTACCGGTATGTTAACTGCAGATGCAGAAGCACTTGGCGATGGTGTAAATGGTGATCACTTCAACCAGATGGCATTCTCAATTGAGAAAGTCACTGTTACTGCAAAGTCACGCGCCCTGAAGGCTGAGTACTCACTTGAGCTTGCTCAAGACCTTAAGGCAATCCACGGTCTGAACGCTGAAGCGGAATTAGCAAACATTCTCTCAACTGAGATTCTTGCTGAAATCAACCGCGAAGTTATCAGAACCATCTACAAGGTTGCTGAGCAAGGTGCTGTTCAGAACGTTGCAACTCCTGGTATCTTTGACCTAGACATCGACTCCAATGGTCGTTGGTCTGTTGAGAAGTTCAAGGGTCTTCTATTCCAGATTGAGCGTGATGCTAATGCTATCGCTCAGAGAACTCGTCGTGGAAAGGGCAACATTATCGTTTGCTCCGCAGACGTTGCTTCCGCTCTGACAATGGCTGGTGTTCTTGATTACACCCCAGCACTCAACGCTAACCTTAACGTTGATGATACCGGCAACACCTTTGCTGGTGTTCTGCAAGGTAAGTATCGTGTTTATATCGATCCTTATGCTGCTAACCTGACTTCCTCTAACGGAACTCCTGGTAACCAGTATTACGTTGTTGGTTATAAGGGTTCTTCACCTTATGACGC